CAACTTAGAGGAATTGAAGAATGTCTACACTGTTGCTTACTCTGCTTGCGCTGGCGATAAAAGTTGGCAAAAAAAGGTGATTGATGCAAAAGAAAAGCGTAAAGGAGCATTGAAATGAGTGAAGTAGAACAAGGTACGCCCGAATGGTTTGCACAGCGTTGTGGTAAAGCTACTGCATCCCGCATCTCTGACATTGTTGCCAAGACAAAGACAGGATACAGCACCAGTAGGGCTAACTACATGGCTCAGTTGGTAGTCGAGCGTATGACTCAGACTGTTGCTGAATCCTACTCAAATTCGGCTATGGAATGGGGTGTCGAGAATGAACCCTTTGCCCGTGCCGCATACGAGGCTAAAACAGGCAATATGGTCGATCAGGTAGGTGCTATTGACCATCCAAGGATTGCTATGTCTGCCGCCTCTCCTGATGGGCTTATCAGTGATGATGGATGCTTAGAGATCAAGTGTCCTAACACAGCTACCCATATCGACACAATCCTTGGCGATGAGCCAGCAAAGAAGTATTACGACCAAATGCAATGGCAAATGGCGTGTACGAACAGAAGTTGGTGCGACTTTGTGAGTTTCGACCCACGAATGCCTGAACACCTACAACTGTTCATCAAAAGAATCGAGCGCAATGATATGTATATTGCAGAACTCGAAAAAGAGGTTATCCAGTTTCTTCAAGAAGTGGATGACAAAGTTAAAAAACTCAATGAAATCAAGGTGTAAATATGGAACAGCGTGATAACAGCGGAGTACTTTTTCGCAACGATAAGAAAGAAACAGGAAACCATCCTGATTACAAAGGAAATATCACAGTTGATGGCAAGTCTTACTGGCTCTCAGCTTGGATAAAAGAGGGCAAAACAGGCAAATTCATGGGCTTGGCAGTAAACCCTAAAGAAGAAGCCAATACTTCCTCGCCAAAGAAGAAGCCTTCAACTGGCTTTGATGATATGGATGATTCAATCCCATTTTGATGTAAACCAATGGGGAAAACGTAAGTGAGTACCCACTAACTTTTTTAATTGATAGGAGTTGACATGACAAAACTAGACGATATTCATTTTGGTGGCGGTGTAAAGAAGTTCTTTGACTTGCCAATCTTCAACAGGGTACGCAATTCCGACCCAATCACCAGTTATGAAGCCGCTGATGCCGCCAAAGACTTGGCATCCAAGCATTTCATCATCATTGTGGACTGTTTAAAGGCTCATGGTGCGCTTGGTAAGGATGGAATAGCCCAACACACCAATTTAGACAGAAATCAAGTCTCACGCCGTTTAAACGAGTTAGAGAAGATGAATCTAATTCAGTTGACAGGCAGGACTGTTAAATCATCATCTGGGCGCAATGAACGTGAATGGAGGGCAGTCTAATGTGGGATGTACTTGTAACTTTTATTCTGATGATGTTTGGCGCATTTATGGTTATTGCTATAGGTGTAATCTTTATTTCAGCCCTTTGGTATCTTCAAAACGAGGTGGACAATGACTGAAGAAGCATTTAATTTTGCTAAGAAGATGGCAAATATGCAGGAGTCAGCTAATCGCAAGAAACAGATTGATGCTCTTGTTAATTTAGAGACAAGAATGGTAGACCTTAAAGAACGAGTTGATCGTGAGTTAAAGCCTATGTCAGCACAAGAGTTCTATGACAAATTACGCAATGATGTGATTGAAGAAGTTGCCAAGGAAGTTGAACTCATGAAAGGGTTTGGTCAAGACACCATAGACAGTTTGGCGATATACATAAGAGGAATGAAGAAATGACACAAGATGAAATCATTGAGATGGCTAGACAGGCTGGTATTTATCACGCTTTTGATTCAGAAGGACAATGGGACGGCTTGACTAATGAAAAGTTAATTGAGCGTCACCCTCCACATCCTAATGACCTTATTTATGGCGATGAACGTATTGTTGAAATACTTGAAGCCTTTGCCAAACTGGTAGCCGCCAAAGCGACAGCCTCCGAACGTGAAGCCTGTGCAAAGGTGATTGAATCACATGGGGAAACATTGGCTAACGGCGCAATGCTTGCAGAATCCATCAGAGCCAGAGGAGAACAAGCATGATTGAAGTATTGAAACAGGCGCTTGAGGCGTTGGAACGTAGTGTTGCAACTTGCTTTGACCAGTATGCACATCAACAGGTAATGAGCCAACCAGACCACTTTATCAATCAAGCCATCACATCCCTACGCCAAGCCATTGCAGAGTTGGAAAGCCAAGACGGAGCTTGCCAACATTGTGCAGGGAAGGGTTGTGTTGCTTGCGATGCAAGGGAGCAAGAGCCTGTGGCATGGTTGCGTACAAGTGGAATTGGATCACCTGTTGTGACAAATGAAATGTTTAATGCTTATCCTGAGATGCGTTGGAGTTTTGAAACACCTCTCTACACCCACCCATCACAGCCAGCCAAACCCATTCCATGTGCTAACAATTGCGAAGCTACGGCATTTGAAATTGTCATTAAAAATCTGCAAGGGGAAATTGAACGCCTTAAAGCACCACAGCGCACATGGGTAGGGCTGACGCCCGCCGACATGGAGGAACTTTCAGCCGCATGGTGGGAACCTAACGAGAATGAGATGGCATTGATAGATTGGGTTGACGCCAAACTCAAGGAGAAGAACAATGCTTAGTCAATGTCCAAAATGTGGATTATCAAAATCATCAGGGGCAATGGGTTCTGTTCTGCCGCAATGCCAGTGCGATTGGAGGATTCCGACACCACAGCGCACATGGGTAGGGCTTGATTATCACGACAAAAAGAAATTCAGTTCATGGTTAGACCACAAGTCAGATGATGAAGTATTTACAGCCATTGAAGCCAAATTAAAGGAACTCAACACATGAATAAAGCACAACAAGTATTTGAAGCCATGATGAGAGCCAAAGGTTATACAGAACTCAGTAAAACCAAGGATAGATACGATAATCCCAGTGTTCAAACCCGCTGGAATTACTTTCAGTTAGGATGGGAAATGAGAGGCGTTATATGAGTTTCAGAGAATCAACAATCAAGTACGTTAAAGACCTAATGCGTGCCAAAACAATCCATGAAATTGTCGCCAAGGAACTTCACGAAGCACACTTACGCAAATTAGAAGCTGAGACTGCACAAGAATACGCTCGTGCCGCTATCCAATACAACGAAGCAAGAATCACAAGACTTCAAAAACGACTGTTAGAACATACTCAAGAGGGCGATTACGCATGAATGACAAGAAGACTGCATTTGATTGGAATGATGGAACTCCTAGTATTTGGTCTAGAGATAAAGAATTACAACGGCAATTACAAGGTCAAAACTGGGGCAGAAAAACACAAGCCAAAGTCAACCCAAATGAAAAGCGGGAAATCTATTACTATTCCAAGGCTAAGTTAGACAAATAATGGACTACAAACCAGACCAAGAACTTGTCGAGTTGGCAAGAAAAGCAGGGTTCATCATGCCAGACTTTGCTATTGATTCACCAAACGATAACTGGGCAGGTAGGAAAGTATCGTTAATGTGGATTGCCTTGGCTAAATTCAAACATATCTGTCAACAAGAAGAAAAAGCAAAGTTTGCCGATGCTTACTTTGAATTCAGTAAGAAATGATACGCAAAATAAGAACCTTTTACGGCAAGAAAAAAGGTCAACATGGAACTAGAGAAACTACAGTAGACATGGGCGTAGCATGGCTATGTGAGAAGTGTGGGGAGGTGATTCTCTATGAACACCTAGTCCCCAAACACTTCTGTAAACGACTTATTAAGCCATCAATATATCCAGTGCCGCCTGAGTCTTAGCAACCCTGTCATCCAAGCCATGAGTGCCACCATTGATCTTCTTGGTCAAACCAGTCATATCATTCTCGTCGGCAAACTTGTTCAAATGGTTCTTATCCCAGAACCAACCTGCTGATAAAGCCGCATATTGAGGTGTTGCCACCAAGTCAGGTTCAGCCACCAAATCAACGCCTAAAGCCTCTCCACAAGCCTCATAGTTGCTCTTACCAGTCAACTGAATCAGTCCACGACCACGATAAGCCCAACCCTCACCAGATTCCTCATCACCATTGCCCATGCGACTTGCATATACCTTGTTGGCGATCTTCTCAGGATTGCGTTGATAGCGTTCAGCATCTTGCAAACTAGGGAAACGTTTAGGCCAGACACGAGTTAAAGAAGTCGCTGAATAGTTCAGATTCTCCTGTAAAGCAGTGAATCCAGCACTTTCATGGGCGCATTGACCTAAGAAACAGGCTTGTCTCTCAGGTGTGTCAATTCCAAACTTCTCAAAAGTCTCGTTGATGGCATCAATCCACTCACCCGCTTTAGCAGGTTTCATGTTTAACGCTTTGGCTAATTGCTGAACATTCATAGTTACCTTTCGTTTTAAATAAAAATTTACAGATTGTCACAATTTACATATAGGATTTTACTTGGCAATATCGCCAAGACAAGGGGGAATCATGTACAAAATTGAAATTGACATTTCAGATTGGGAATTTGGAACAGATACAGTTGTTATTGAAACTAATGACTTTGAAAAGATCGCTATCATTCAAGAATTCATTGAGTTCCAAGAGAATCATAGCTGGTCTGTTGACTATGACGTAGTTGATGACTATGAATACCAAATCGACGAAGAAGTTATCGAAGACGAATTTTCTGAAGAAGAAGTCAACGAAGACGAAGACGAAAGCGTTGAAGACGAAGAATCCGAAGAATACGAAATCGGAGAAATCGTAGAAGACGACGACGGCGTAATTTGGAAGCGTGTGGCATAATATTCATGCAGTTGTCTCCTTGAAGGGGGGTCTTAGGACTCCCTTTTTTTTTTATACGTCGTATACCTTACCTCTAAACTCTATTTGTCCTTCATCCCATTTGTGAACCAACTCAGGCCACAATAATTTGCCTTGATAAAATGTCAGTACAGCAAATCCTGATCGCCAGTTAGTAGGACTGTCCTCTAAATAATTGATAAATTGCGGGCCATTTGTTTCTGCCAACGTGCCTGTATCCACACCAAATCTATTGCCGTTGTAATCTGCAAATGGAGTTACTTTAAGGCTGTGTAAATGCCCTGTAACCACACTTACGCCTGCGTTGACTGTATTGTTATGGGTAGCGTGTATACCTCCTTTATATCGGTGTTTAACCACCACATTCTCAGTAGGCCAACAAGACCAACACGGCTCCCAAGTTGGGAAATGGTCTTTTAGAGAAAACCCTTTGACAAATTCATACTGAGGCGCATTAGCGGCAAGTCTATTTTCAAATCTTGCATCATGGTTGCCTAATGTCCAAATTAACTTTACGCTGTCTCTTTGCTTCTTAGCGGTATCTTCAATTTCACCTAAAGCAATTTCGCAAGCTTTTAGTTCTTGAATAACTGATGGAGTTGAATCCCAACCAATGCGAGGATAACGAGAGATAGAAGCTCCATCGAATACATCTCCATTGGCAATAATAGCTTTTGGCTGAAATTCTTTAATTGCCCAAAGAAGACCTTTATATGCCGTTGTATGAATTGAAGGCCAGAAATGAGCATCACTAAAAACGAGAATAACCCCATTTTCAATCCCCAATTCTTTTCTAGCGGCGTTAGGTTTAACAGTCTGTTGTTGATTATGCTTTGACCTAAAACTTGCGCCATATTTTTCTTCAAGTCGGTTTTTACGCCTGACAACATTACGCAAATCCATACCAACAGCTGTAGCCATTGCTCTGTTAGATTGATGCAAATTCCATAATTCTATAAATTCCGCATCACTAAAAACTGGCTTAGCACCCATGGCAACTCCTATAAAGTTGCCTGAAATTAAATGAAATCAATGACAACAGAATGAATTTTAAAGTAAATGGCTACTTTTTGTTCAATGTTTGATAAACAGTGTTATAGGCATCAATACACGCATTCAGTTGCCTGATTGCTTTGTCTCCATCGTCTGTGATGGCGATAAGATTTTTAGCAGTCTCTCGGTCAAGTTCGGCTGTTGCTTGAACGCTATCTCTGGGGGCAGAGGGGGCATCTGAGGCGGTGTGTACGGGGCATTCGGGGGCTTTGACAGGAATCCGCAACTTGAGAGCACCAGAGCTAATAGCGGCATCACGCTTCTGAATCTGAACTTTTGCTTCATTTTCAACCTTCAATAATTGTGTGGTTTGGTTATTGACAGCCGCTACAAGGGCTTGCTCTTTCTCCCTAGCGGCGGCATTCAAAGCGGCTATCTCAGCCTGTTGACGAGCATTTTCATCCTCGCCACCCTTGTAATAACCACCACCAAAAGCCCCTAAAACCGCCATGACGATGCTCAACAGCACCCAAGGGTTAAAGAGGCTCATTCTTTGGCTTCCAAAGGGGGTTCTGCCTCTGGTTCTTCCTTTGGGGCAACAGCCTTAGAAGCGGCAGAAACTGCACTGCGACCAGCAACACCACCCAAAACACCAGTGATAAATACCATAATGGTGCTAATCTGTTGTGTATAGACTTTATCTATCGGAGCCATTCCAGCCATAGGTTGAGTCACAAATGACACGCTATACAGAAACATAGCCATAGAACCCAAAAGAATCGCTACCAAGGCAACAATTACGATTGCCCAAATCCTGATTTCAATGTCTTCAGCAGTCATGCGGTTATTAGGTTTAAATCCAATGGTAGGCATTACTTTTTCTCCTGTTCAGGTTTAACAAGTTGATCTGGACAAGTACCAGAAGCGGTACAAATCGGTGGTTTGCATTCTTCATTATTCCAATTCTTTGGGTCTTGGCATGGGTATCTGAACCTATCTTGGCAACCAGTCAGCAATGCCAACAGGATTGATAAACCCCAAATACAGTAAATATTCATTTGTTTTTTTCCCTTTCCTTTTGTTCAATCTGTTTTCTCAGTTTTTCAACCTTTTCCATCTGTTGTTTGACCTCATTTTTGGCCTCAAGAGTCTCCAACAACAGCATTCCCATGATGGGCAACAGAAACACAACCAAGACACAAGCCGCAACCCATCCCATTACGCTCTCCCAATCCTGCTTACGAACCCTATTAGCATCCAGATATATAGGAGGAACAGGAAAGTTGCCAACAGATACGCTTGTTTTTCGGCTAGGAGGCGCTCCTTTTCCTTTCGTTGCCATGCTTCTGCATCC